CCCGGTGGCGACATGTTCGAAGGCATCGCCATCTATAACCGCCTGCGTGAGCACAAGCAGAAGGTCACCACCAAGGTGCTCGGCATGGCTGCCAGCGCGGCCTCCGTCATCTATTTGGCCGGTTCCGAACGCCAAGTAGCTAGCAGCGCCTTCCTGATGATCCACAACTGCTGGACCTTCCTCGCCGGCAACCGCCACTACCTGCGCGACGTAGCGGCCGACATGGAGGAGTTCGATGCCGCCATGGCCGATCTCTACGCCGAAACCAGCGGCCAGCCCGTCGAGGACATGGCCGAGCTGATGGATGACGAGACGTTCATCCGGGGCAAGCGGGCGGTGGAACTGGGGCTGGCCACCGGCCTGCTGGCAGCGACTGAGGTCACCGAGCGCGAGACCGAGGAAACCGGCCAGGCCAATGCACTCAAGGCCATGGATGCAGCCCTGGCCAAGGCCGGTATGCCGCGCTCCGAGCGCCGCGAACTCTTCGCCACTTTCAAGTCTTGCACGCCTCGCGCTGCCAGCGGGAACACGCCGCGCGCTGTTCCGACCGACAAGCCAAGCGCTGTCGCGCCAGACCTCTCCGCCTCTCTGAGCGCGGCAACCAATATCCTCAATTCTCTGAAAGGAAAGTGACCATGGACTTTGAAGCCCAAGTCAAGGAACTCAACGCCAGCCTCAAGGGCATTGGCGACCAGATCAAAGCCCAAGCTGAGGCTACCGACAAACAGATCAAGGCGTCCGGCGAGATGACTGCCGAAACCCGTGCCAAGGTCGATGAACTGCTGACCAAGCAGGGTGAGCTCAATGCCCGCCTGGGCGAAGCTGAGCAGAAGCTGGTGAATGCCAGCCGTGACCGCGGCAACCAAGATGAGCCGCAGAAGTCGGTCGGCGCCCTGGTGATCGGCAGCGAAGAAATGCAGGACATGAACTCGTCCTTCCGTGGTTCGCGCCGTGTGTCCGTGCCGCGTGCGGCCATTACCACCGCGACCGGCGGCGACCTGGTCCCCGCTCAGCGCTTGGCCGGGGTCGTTACGCCGCCGCAGCGCCGGCTGACCATTCGTGACCTGGTGGCCCCGGGCGAAACGGAATCGAACTCCATCGAGTACATCCGTGAGACCGGATTCACCAACAACGCGCGTACCGTCGCGGAGAACACTGCCAAGCCGTACTCCGACATCACCTTCGCACTGACGACGGCGAACGTCCGCACCATTGCCCACCTGTTCAAGGCGAGTCGGCAGATGCTCGACGATGCCAAGGCGCTGCAGAGCTACATCGACAGTCGCGCTCGCTACGGCCTGAACATGGCGGAAGAGGCTCAGTTGCTCTACGGAAACGGCACGGGTGCCAACCTGCAGGGTCTCGTGACTGTTGCTCAGCTGTATGCACCGCAGGCCGGCCTGACGGTGGTGGGTGAGCAACGGATCGACCGTCTGCGCCTGGCGCTGCTGCAAGCTGAGCTGGCCGATTTCCCCTCGGATGGCATCGTGCTGAATCCCATCGACTGGGCAGCGATCGAGCTCACTAAAGACGGTGAGGGCCGCTACATCATCGGCCAGCCGCAGGAAGGTACGAACGCAAAACTCTGGAACCGCCCGGTGGTGTCCACTCAAGCGATGACGCAGAACGACTTCCTCGTCGGCGCGTTCAAGCTCGGCGCACAGATCTTCGACCGCATGGAAATCGAAGTGCTCATCTCGACCGAGAACGACAAGGACTTCGAGAACAACATGGCGACGATCCGCGCCGAGGAGCGCCTGGCGTTCGCGATCTACCGCGACGAAGCGTTCGTCACTGGTCCGCTGGTGACGCTTTAACCTTTCCGCAACGCGGCGCCAGAAATGGCGCCCCACTGGAGTGCTCCAATGGCACGTAAACAGGAAACACCAGCAGCCACGACTGAGGCGAAGGATCTGGTCTCGACCCTTGATTCCAGCAGCGGCGAGCCTGAAGCTGCCGACTCGCGTCTTTCGCCTGGCGGTGAGCGCGTTCAAGATCCTGGCGATGCGGGTGCCCCCGCAGCTGTTCCAGGCCCATCGGAAGGAACGGCCTCGGCAACGTCAGAGGGACAGGCAGTTCCGGGTACTGGGGCGGATGCTGCAACAGACGAGCAGGGTGCCAACTCCAGCCTCCCCACTATTGGCGGTGCTGCAACCGAAGGAACCAGCCTGGCTGCGTCAGACTTGGCGGATAGCACCGATGTCGATCAAGTGGCTCAAGAGGATCAGGCTGGGGCCAACCCCAATCCTGCGACGCTTCGGATCTATCCACTGCGGTCGTACATGGATGAAGGTGAGCTTCGTCGTCGCGGCGGCCCTGCGTACACGGTCCCGCGCAGGCATGCGGAAGAACTAGTACAGCGGAAATTGGCATCCCTCCAACCGCTGAAGGAGTAGCGGTATGTCGGTCATCAGCTTGGCCATTGCCCGTCATCATCTTCGAGATCCCGATGATGACGATGGGTATCTGGAGCTCCTGATCGAGGCGGCAGAGGGGCAGGCGATGGACTATCTGAACCGTCGCTTTTACACCGACCAGCTGACGCTGGATGAGGCAGTCGCCGCAGGGGATGCCGGCGACTCCCCCATGGTCTGTAACAAGCAGATCGCCGCGGCCTGTTTGCTGATCCTCGGCCACCTTCACGCGAACCGCGAAGATGTCGTGATCGGGACCATTGCCACCGAGTTGCCGCAAGGCTCCAAGGCGCTCCTCAACCCGCACCGTGTTGGGTGGGGTGTATGAGGGCCGGCCCGCTGCGCAATCGCTGCCAGGTGACGTTCCCTCATGAGGAGCGGAACAAATCCGGTGGGGCCACCGTGACTTGGCTGCCGGCGACGCCTGCAATCCTGTGGGCGGAGATTCGCACCCCTAGCGGGAGGGTGTCGCCTGTCGCTGAGAAGCTGGCTTCCGTGGTGACTGCCGAGATCATCGCCAGGCCCCGCGCGGATCTTGCGCCTGGTTGGCGAATTACCAGGCGCGGGGTGACTTACAAGGTCGAGGCCGTTCTGCCAGACAACGACAACACCCTGATGAGGCTCTTGTGCTCATCAGTCCCCAACCCATGAGGTGAACCATGAAGATACGTGCACTGGGCATCCTCTCCGGCGCTTCCGGCGATCGCGAGAAGGGTGAAGAGTTTGTGGTCGACAAGGAGTATGGCGCCGGCCTCATCGCCCGCGGCTACGCCGAGGAGGTGACCGAAGTGGCGGCCGAGAAGGCTACCAAGCCAGCCAAGGCCGACTAGGCCAAGGAGTAGGCTATGGCCAGACGCTCCAGTATTCGGGGCGATATCCGGCTGCGTCGGACGCTTCGCAACATCCACAAGACCATGGACAACGAGTTGAAGCCAGCCATGGAGCAGGCAGCGGGTCGCATCTTGGCCACCCAGCAGCAGCTGATCCCCAAGGACACAGGTGACGCTGCTGCAGCGTTGAGGGTGTACGTATCGCCCAGCGGCCTGGACGCCCAGATCGGCATTCGGGGCAAGCGGAACAATCGCCGGTTCTTCTACCTGCGCTTCATCGAGTACGGGACGAAGGGCTACATGGGCGGCAAGCGCGCGGGCAACCGCAACCAGCGCGAAACCAACAAGAGCGACGGCCAGCACTTTTTCGGCAAGCACCCGGACATTCCTGCCAGGCCCGCCCATCCGTGGCTGCGACCGTCAATGGACGTGAATAGGGAGTATGTGATGGCCGACCTCGAGGCTGCAGTGCGGCTTACGCTGCGCAAGGCGAGCCAGGGAGTAGGAAATGGCTGATCCATCGCTGGCCCTGCAAGAGGCGATCTTCACCAGGCTTCAGACTGAGGTCAGTTGCCCGATCTACGACGGGGCGCCGCTGAACGCGGATATGCCCTACGTATCCATCGACCGTGAGGTTTCGGTCAATAGCACTCCGATCTCGGGCCGCAAGCGCGAAACGCGCCTGCTGTACTTGTCTGTCTGGTCCGATGCCGTCGGCCAGGCTGAGGTCAAGTGCATCAACGGCGAGGTGATCGCCGCATTGGACGAGCGCCCACTGCCGCTGGAGGTCGGCCGCGCTGTCTCGGTCCGTGTCATCCAGTCGGATGCCCAGCGCGACGCCGACGGCGTCACCTACCAAGGATCGATCACCGTCCGCGTGATCACCACCCACTGATTCAACCACCGGCCGCGCCGCGGCTTTATCCAATGTGCCTTTGGAGGAACCCCCATGGCCGAAGACAACCTCAACACAGCCGCCGGCTGCCGTCTGCGCTTTGGCAGCAAGACTGCGGCCACCACCGAAACCGAGTACAAGGCCGACACCTATGTGGATGTGGGTGAGATCGAAGACCTCGGTGAGTTCGGCGACACCTTCAGCAGCGTGACCTTCACCGCCCTCAGTGACGGACGAGTACGCAAGTACAAGGGTACCGCCGACGCTGGCGACATCACCCTGACCGTCGGCCTGGACAGCGGCGACGCGGGTCAGAAGGCTGTAGCCGTTGCGCACAAGGATCGCACCAAGGGTAACTACAACGTGTCGGTCGCGCTCAACGATGGCGATCCAGGTGCTTCGCCGGCGATCATTCCGACCACGTTCTACTTCGGCGTGAAGGTGATGAACAACACCGTGGCTCCGGGGGCGGCCGACAACGTGGTGCGTCGCAACATCACGCTGGCCATCAACACCGAGATTCTCGAGATCCCGGCCCACGCCGCCACCCCATAAACCGCCCGGGGCTTCGGCCCCGCTGCCACAGGATCATGGTCCATGAACAAGACTTTGCACGGTACCGTCACCGTGAAATTGGGCGACGAAGAGTTCACCCTGCAACCCACCCTAAAGGCAGTGCGCGCAATCGAAAGCCGATTCGGCGGTTTGCGCGGGGCCTCGCAGACGGTCAACGCAATGAGCGTAGATGGCTGCGCGATAATCCTGGCGGCCGGCGTCGGCCTGGAAGGAAAGGCGGCCGAGGCGATTGCTGAAAAAGTCTGGCAAGCCGGTGTGCTTGATGTGTCGGTGCAGTTGAACGCCTATCTCGCCGCGCTGTACAACCCACGCGGTGGTGAATCGGGAAAGGACAAGGCCGGGGAGGCGTAAGCGTCGTTGAAGACGGCAGCTACGTTGACCGGCTGTATTCGATCGCCACGGGGTGGCTGGGGTGGCCTCCGAGTGTGGCCTGGACCACACCCCTTCCTGAGCTTTTCATGGCGCTGGATGCGAAGCTGGAGTGGGCTCAGATGACCAATCCGTTTGGCACCGGCAAGGGTAATGGCAGCAAGCCCAAGCCCACCGCATCGGGGGTTGCTGAAAAGCTGCGCATGGCCCTGACGGGGCGAAAGGAATCTTGACCTCTGGTATTCTGCCGGGATCTGAATGGAGGCAGCCCAATGCAAAAGCTCATACTACTCGCCCTGGTCGTGATTATCGTGCTGCTCGCCCCTTGGACTCTTGGGGTGTTCGCGTTAGGCGCGGCAGCTTGGGCAGCGATTGCAATAGTTTCGGGAGTGGTGCTTGTTGCCTGTATGGCCTGGATTAACTACAGCACCGACCTCGGACGTGAGCAAAAGCGCTTGGAAAAGCGAATTCAGCGAATGACCGCAGAGGCCAACAGGGCTAATGCGAAAAAAGATTAAGTACGCAATGCGCGCCAACGAACCCGGGGATAACCCGGGTTTTTTTATGCCCGGAGCAAATCATGGCAGATACCGACATTCATGGGATGCTGGTTCGAATAGAGGCCACCACCGCACAACTTCGGTCAGAGATTGCTCGTGCGGATGCGACTGTTGCGCAGGGCGCAACCAAGATTGATCGAAGCCTGTCTCAGGTTGATCAGGCGTTTGACCGCGCGGGTGAAAGTGCCAAGAACGCTGGCGCATTAATCAAGAGCGCGCTGGCTGTTGGAGTCAGTGCTGTATCTGCAAGATCAATCATTGATATTGCGGACTCCTACTCGCAGATGTCGGATCGGATAGGGCTCGCAACGGGCAGCTTTGGCGAATACAACCTCGTGCAAGAGCGCCTGCTTGAGACCTCAAAGCGCACCTTTCGCCCGCTGAGCGAGGCACAAGAGCTCTACATCGGCACTGCTGATAGCCTGAAGTCCATGGGCAAGAGCACTAGCCAGGCGCTGGATGTGATGGACAGCTTCAGCTTCCTTCTCGTGACAAACTCTGCCAGTGCTGACAAGGCGTCTTCCGCAATCGATGCCTATTCCAAGGCGCTACAGACCGGGAAGGTGGATGCGGATGGCTGGAAGTCAATTCTGGCTGCAATGCCAACTGTCGTTGAAACTCTAGCGAAAGCCACTGGCAAGAGTGCGGAGGAGATTCGGGCGCTCGGCGTCGAAGGAAAGCTCAGCCTGGATCTGCTCACCGAGGGTCTTGAAAAGTCAGTAAAGGCCAATGGCGAATTAGCAGACAGCATGGGCGTGGCGGTGAGGGATGCCCTGCAAAACCTGAGCAATGCGCTGTCCGTCTACATCGGCCAAGCAAACGAGGCCCTTGATTTCACCGGCAAGATAAGTTCTGGGATTGCGCTCGTCAGCGATAACTTCGACACGCTGGCCAACATCGCGATCATTGCAGCTACCACTGCCTTGGCGAAATACGGGGCTGCAGCTGCTGGAGCATCTGCTACGGCCGTTTACTCTGCGGTGAAGGACGCTGCAGCGAGAAAGGCCCAGGCAACAGCCGTTCTACTTGCAGCGCAGGCAGAGCAACAGAAAGCCAGGACAACTGTCTTCTTGGCTGAGAAAGAGACGGTCGCAGCCCGCGGCACTGCCGTCCAAACGCAAATGTCGCTGCAGCTTGCTGAGGCGCGGATGGCTGAGGCTCGCGCAACGGCTGCCGTGGCTGCTGCCCAGGATGTGGCCAATCGGGCGGGGTTCAGCATCATCGGAATGCTGGGCGGTCCGGCCGGCATCATCGCGCTGGCAATTGGTGCTGCCACGGCATTCCTGACGCTCAGGGACAACACGGGCTTTCTGGAGAAGAAGCTCGGCGACCTTTCAGGGCCAATCGACAAGCTTGTTGAGAAATTCAATGAGCTGGATCGAGCCTCCCAGTCTACTGCGCTCCGAGGGCTGCGATCGGATCTCGACGATGCGAAGAAGGAGCTTTCAGCGGCGTCCGGCGCGATTGCCTTTGAGTTCCAGAGCGCGCTGACAAATGCGGGCCTCGCTGGCGGCTCTGGGTTCATGGCTGGTATCGCGCCATTGCCCCCAGAGTTTCAGGCAGCAATGGAGATCATCAAGAAGGCTTCCGCAGATAATGCTGCTGGTCAGATTGTCGACTGGAAGTCTGTAGCCGATCAGCTTCGAGTCATTCCTGGTGTGACGTCAGAGATGGCTGACGCCCTGGAGGATAGTGGCGGCGCAGCCACAGAGAAAGCGAAAGCAGTTCAGCACTTGGCGGATATGATCGCCAGGCTCACCAAAGAGACTGACGCCAACACCAAATCCGAGCAGGAAAACGCTGCGGCACGAGCAGCCGCGACCCGCGAGTATCAGAAGTACATCGACCAGCAGATGAAGCAGCTGGCGTCTGCTCAAGACAAGACGTTCACCGCTGCTGCCAATCGCTACATTTCCGAGCAGACGAACCTGACGGAAGCCCAGAAGGCCGCGATCCTCTCGGTTGCCGCTGCTCGTGATGCACAGAAGAAAGCCGATGATGCGGCGACGAAGGCTGGCAGGAAGAACGCCTCCGAGGCTGAGCAGTCGGCGAAGAAGCAGCTCAAGGATTTCGAGTCGACCGAAGAGGGTTACAAGCGCCAGATCAAGCTGATCAACACCACGGGTGACAAGCAGCAGGACGCGACGGAGGTCGCCAAGCTTTCGTTCGAGCTCCAGGAGGGCAAGCTCGGCAACTTGTCAAAGGCTCAGCAGAAGCGCCTTCTGGAGCTTGCTGCCGAGCTGGACGGCCTGAACAAGATCAAGAAGGCCAATGAGGATGCTCTCAAGCTCAGCGCCTTCAAGGCAGCCCAGGCGGCCGGCACCCAAACCACGGTCAACGGCTACTCGCAGGAGCTTGCGGGAATCGGCATGGGCGAGAAAGCGCGCGACAGGATGCGCGCTGATCTGGCGGTGCGTCAGAAGTACATCGAGGACCTGAACGCGCTGAACGAACAGCGCAACACGGGACAGATCAGTCCGGAGCTCTACCAGAGCGAAACCCAGGTACTGCAGGATGAGTACAACAAGCGCCTGACGGCAATGCACTACTACTACGAGCAGGTCGACGAGGCGCAGTTGAACTGGGTGAATGGCGCTCGGGACGCCTGGGCCGACTTCGCGGAGGCGGCGCAGAACTATGCTGCACAGGCTGCGGATTTCGTAGGCGGCACGCTCGGCTCGGCAACCAGCGAGCTTGGCGGCGCCTTCAGCGACATCATCACCCAGTCGAAGTCGGCTGGCGATGCAGTGGCCGATGCGGCTGCCGGCATGGCGAAGTCCATGATAAGGGCGCTGACCGACATGGCGGCGCAGTGGTTGGTTTACCAGGCAGTTCAGATGCTTGTCGGCAAGAGCACCCAGACCACGGCCAGCCTTGGTATGGTCGCCAACGCCCAGGCTACCGCCTTCCAGGCGCAGCTCGCAGCGTATGCGTCTACTGCGGCTATTCCGGTGGTTGGTCCGGCTCTGGCGCCTGGCGCGGCCTTGGCGGCCGCAGCGGCGACTGCGCCAATGGTCGCCGGCGTGGCTACCACTTCGGCAATGGCTGGTGCGGGCTTCATGGATGGTGGCTACACCGGCCACGGACGACGCGATGAGGTGGCTGGTCCTGTGCACCGCGGCGAGTACGTGTTCGACGCTGAAGCCACAGCCCGGATCGGTGTTGGCAATCTAGAAGCGCTGAGTGATGGGCGTGTCGGAATGGTCGGACGAGAGTCGTCTGCGCCCGCAAGCGGTGGCCAGTCCGGAGGCGCCCCACAGATCATCATCAACTCGCCAATCAATGTTCTGGCGCAGCAAGGGGTGAGCGATGCTGATGCTCGCAGACAGGGTGCCGGTATCCGCGAGGGCTTCCAGGACATGGTCCGGGACGTGCTCTATCAAGAGACCCAGCAGGGCGGCCTGCTTTGGAGATAGTGATGACAGAGATCTTCGACTTCGAGGTGGAGGCCGACGCCGATGGCGAGATCAAGCAGAGCACATGGGAGAACGACTTCGGGGACGGGTACATCCAAGCGGGTGGAACCGGCATCAACACCAAGTCGCAAACTTGGAGCCTTTCACATACCGGGCTGCTGGTTGCAGGCGAGGAGGCACTGGCCATCCGCGACTTCCTTGATCGTCACGAGGGATACCGAACCTGTTTCTGGACACCGCCTGGCGGTGTGCAGGGCCGGTATCGCGCCAAGGGTTACAAGATCCGCCCGCGCGGGTCCCCCGATCTTGTGACCATAACTTGGACCTTCGAGCAGCGTTTCACCCCTTACTAACCCCGCCGATGCGGGGTTTCTTTTTTGAGGCATCCATGACTTTCGAGACCGATATCCAGAAGCTCGAGCCGGGCAACCAGATCCGGCTGTACGAGGTGGACGCCACGCGCTTGGGCGGTAACCTAATGCGCTTCCACGGCCACGCCCAGGAAGGCGACATTATCTGGCAAGGCCAGCTGTACGAACCAATCCAGATCGAGGCCAAGGGCTTCGACATTCGAGGCGACGGCCGGCCCGCTACGCCAACCCTGCGGCTGGCCAACGAAATTGCCGGGGTACGAGGCGCGGTCACCGCGCTTTGCCTAGCCCTGAAAGACCTGGTCGGCTCCAGGGTGAAGGTCATCGAAACCTTCCGGCACTTCCTCGACGCCGCCAACTTTCCCGGTGGGAACCCGGAGGCGTCCAATCAGGCCCGGGAAAACCTCTGGTACATCGAGCAAAAGACCGATGAGAACCGCCAGCAGGTGACGTTCCAGCTGTCCAGTCCGCTAGATATGGGCGGCATCATGCTGCCCAGTCAGCAGATCACCAAGTTGTGCCGCTGGGCCTGCCGAGGCCAGTACCGGGGCGAGGCCTGCGCCTATACCGGCGCTGCCATGTACACCAAGCAGGACGAGCCCACCGACAACCCGGCGCTCGATCGCTGCCCGGGGCGCTGGACGAGCTGCAAGCTCCGAGGTAACACCCGCCGCTTCGGCGGCTCCATGGGCGCGAGCCTGATCGCCAGTTCGAGGTAACCGATGCGCATCAACCAAACTTTGCAGGCCGCTATCCGCGAGCATGCTGAAAGCGCGTACCCGGCGGAAGCGTGCGGGGTGCTGATCAGGACCGACCAAGGCCGTGCCTACGTGCCGTGCCGCAACCTGGCAAAGACCCCGCGGGAGAACTTCCGTTTGCATCACGAGGACTTGGCGAACGCCGAAGACCAGGGGGAGCTGCTGGCCATCGTGCACAGTCACCCAGACGCCGCGCCCATGCCGAGCATGGCCGACTTGGTCAGCTGTGAGCTGCACGAAGTGCCGTGGGGCATCATCGGCTGGCCTGGCGGCGATATGCAGTGGTTCAAGCCGTCCGGCTACCAGGCCCCGCTGCTGGGCCGCGAGTTCGCCCACGGCTTACTCGACTGCTGGGGCGCCTGCCGCGACTGGTATACCCGGGAGGCCGGGCTGGTGCTGCCCAACTTCGAGCGCGACGACCTGTGGTGGGAGCAGGAGGATGGACCGAGCCTGTACGAGGCCAACTTCGCTTGCGCCGGCTTCTACCAGGTGGACGTTCCGCAGCGTGGCGACATGCTGGTGTTCATGGTGCCATCGCCTGGCCGGCCGTGCTTCCACCCGAACCACGCGGCCATCTACCTGGGCAACGAGCCTGATTTGGTCAGCGAGCCTGCGGCGACTCTCGGCGGTAGCGGGCCGTTCATTTACCACCACATGGCCGGCAGGGCCTCTACTCGCGAGGTCTACGGCTGGTCGATGGCCAGTCGCTGCCGGCTGATCCTGCGGCATAAGGACTATCGGCCATGAAGCGGACGGTGAAGTTATATGGCGTGCTCCGCAAGCACTTCGGGCGTGAGTACCTGTTGGACGTGCAGAGCCCACGTGATGCGGTGCATGCGCTGTGTGTGATGGTTCCAGGATTCGAGAAGTTCGTTTCCAGCGGTGACGAGCGAGGGCTGGTGTTCACTGTGTTTTCCGGCCGACGAAATCTCGCCCCTGAGGAACTCGACCTACACGGGTCTGATGCCGAGGAGATCCGCATTGCCCCGATCATTCAGGGCAGCAAACAGGCCGGGCTGTTCCAGGCGGTTCTCGGTGTCGCGCTGATTGTGGCCGGGGCATTCACCTATGGCAGCTCTTCGGCCCTTGGCGTGGCCTTGTTGGCGGGTGGAGGAGGCTTGGCCTTGGGTGGGGTGGTGCAGATGCTTTCCCCCACCCCTAAGACGGGAAGCTTGGACCGCAACGAGGATGGCAATAACCCCAGCTACGGCTTTGGTGGCGCTGTCACGACGATTGCCCAGGGTAACCCCTACCCGGTGCTATATGGCGAGCGGGAGATCGGTGGAGCCGTCGAATCTGGCGGAATCTATACGCAAGACCGGCTTTGAGCGCCGGCATCATCAGACCCGCATCGGCGGGTTTTTTCGTTTTTGGAGAGTGGAATGGGTCAAGCACTGAAGCGCGCGCCGCGGCGCGCCACTGCAGCCAGCAAGCGGCAGGTGGTCGGCAGCAAGGGCGGTTCAGCCAAGCAGAAGCAGCCCAGCATCGCGTCCAGCAGCGTTCCGTCGATCGCCACCGTCCGGATGCTCTACCTGTGGAGCTGGGGGCCAATCGTCGGGCCTGTGAACGACCTGCGTTCGGTGAAGCTGGACGGCACGCCAGTCATGGCGGAAGACGGCACCCTGAACTATCCAGGCGTCAAATGGCAGTTCCGCTCCGGTGAACTGAACCAGGAGCGGATGACCGGGATCAGCGAGTCGAGTAACGAAATCGCTGTCGGCCAGCAGCTGCTCAGCTCCACGCCCTACGTTCATTCCATTACTAATTCCATGCTGGATGCCGTGCGCCTGCGCTTCTCGTGGCCCCGACTGCAGTCCCAGGATTCGGGCGGCAACATCGACGGCGTGCTTATCGAGTACGCGGTCGATGTCTCCACGGATAATGGCCCGTATCAGCAAGTGCTGGCGTCCGAGGTAAACCGGAAGAACGTCACCAAGTACGAGCGCTCCCATCGCATCGATCTGCCGGCCGGCAGACGCTGGGCGATTCGCGCCCGCCGTATCACGCCGGAGGCTAACAGCTCGCTGGTGCAAGATGGGATGTACGTCGAAGCCATCGCCGAAGTGGTCGACAGCGATCAGGAGTACCCGCTGACCGCCGTCAGCTGCCTTGAGTACGACGCCGAACAGTTCGGTGGAGATATCGCCAAGATTGCCGTGCTGATGCGCGGGCGGATTGTGCGTGTACCTATGAACTATGACCCGGTGACCCGGGCGTATGCCACGAGCGGTGCTGGTACCACGAACGGCGTCTGGGACGGAACCTTCAAAGAGGCTTACACCAACAACCCGGCGTGGGTCTTTTACGACCTGGCGCTGCACCCTTACTACGGCCTGGGCGATCGCGTCGACTCGACCATGATCAACCGCTGGTCGCTCTACCGGATCGGGCAGTACTGCGACCAACTGGTGCCGGATGGGAAGGGTGGGATGGAGCCGCGCTTCACCTGCAACCTATACCTGCAGAAGCAGGCCGAGGCCTGGGCCGTACTTCAGGATCTGGCGGCCATCTTCCATGGCCTGGCCTTCTGGGACGGCAGCCAGATCACCGTCAACGCCGATATGCCGCAGGATCCGGTCTACAACTACACCCTGTCGCAGATCCTCGACGACGGCGCGGTTAAGTACACCGGCAGCAAGCTTCGCGATCGGCACAGCCAGGCCATGGTGTCGTTCGATGACCCAGATCGTGGCTACGACACCGACAAAGAGCCGGTCTTCGATGAAAGCGCCATTGCCGAGTACGGCGTGCGCGAGATCTCCGTGGAGGCTGTCGGCTGCACGTCGCGGGGCCAGGCCCAGCGCGCCGGCCAGTGGGCGCTCATGACCGAGCAGCTGCAGCTGCGCGGGGCCAGCTTCCGCGTCGGTTTGGATGGCTACATCCCGAAGCCGGGCAAGGTGATCACTCTGTCCGACCCGATGCTGGCAGGCCGCGCCAATGGTGGGCGTATCGCCGCCGTGGCCGGGCGCGTCGTGACGGTCGACCGTGACATCGAGGTTCCGACTGGTGCCCGGCTGCTGGTCAACCTGCCCAGCGGCAAGTCCGAGGCGCGCCAGGTGCGCTCTGTGGCCGGTCGCCAGATCACTGTCATGGCGGACTTCAGCGAGGCTCCGCAGCCTGAGTGCGGCTGGGTGCTGGACTTCGATGATCTGAAGCTGATGCAGTTCTACGTGCGCAACGTCACGCGCCCGGAGTGGCACCAGTTCCAGCTGGAGTGTATCCAGTACGAGCCGAGCAAGTTCGACGCCATCGATTACGGCACAGTGATTGATGACCGCCCAATCAGCGTTCTGCCCCCGGGTGTTCAAGATGCCCCGGCGCGCGTGCTGATCGGCAGCCATTCGTCTGTGGACCAGGGTATGGCCGTCACCACCATGACGATCTCTTGGGATGCGGCTCCCGGGGCTGTGGCCTACGACGTTGAGTGGCGCTGGGGTTCGCGGGACTGGGTGAAGGTGCCAAGAACCGGCGAGCTGGCTGCCGACGTGCGTGGCGTGTATGCCGGCCAGTACCTGGCCCGCGTGCGCGCAGTCAGCTCCATGGATGTCTCGTCCATCCCGACCACCTCGATGCTGACCAACGTGGCCGGAAAGACGACGCCGCCGCCGGCGGTCACTCACCTTACCACCGAGAGCCTGCTGTTCGGCATTAAGGTAACTTGGGGCTTCCCGGCTGGCGCTGAGGACACCCAGCGCACTGAGCTGTGGTACAGCGAGGGAACCGACCTTGGAGTGGCCACCAAGCTGGCCGACCTTGCGTACCCGCAAAACGAGCACGTCTTGCAGGGCCTGCGCGCCGGGCAGCGGTTCTTCTTCTGGGCGCGCCTGGTGGATCGCACTGGAAACCTGGGGCCTTTCTTCCCGATCGCTCCGACTGTGGTCTCTGGCATGGCCAGCGACGACGCCGGCCCGATCTTGGAGCAGATCAAGGACCGGATCACCGAGAGCGAGTTGGGCAAGGAACTGACCAGCCGTATCGACCTGATCGACATGAACGGTCCTGGCTCGGTAAACGAGCGCCTGGGTGAGGTGCGCAGCGAGCTGAACGAGCAGATTGTCGAGGTCAACAACTCGGTCAATCAGGTGCAGAGCGATCTGCAGGAACAGATCGACAACATCGCCGACCTGGCCGACTCGATGCCCTACAAGCCAGACCAGGCCTACACCGCTGGTCAAAGCGTGCTGGGCGAGAACGGCAAGCTGTACCAGGCGAAGGTCGCTGTGCCCACCGGCAATCCGCCGCCGAACGACAACTACTGGACCGACATCGGCCAGGCGGTGCAAACGGCAAATGGCATGGCCGCCCGCGTGCAGACCGTGGAAACCAAGGTGCAGACCTTGGAAGGCACCACCAGCGCGCAGTCCCAGCAGATCACGGGCCTGCAGTCGAGCTTGACTACCACCAACGGCAACGTCGCTGCAGCGCAGCAGGCCGCCCAGGACGCGGCAACGCTGGCTGGCGGCAAGGGTAAGGTTATCGTGCAGTCGGCTGCGCCGCCGGTCGCTGATCGCTTGGCGCAGAACCTCTGGATCGACACCACGGGCAACGCGAACACACCGAAGCGCTGGAACGGTTCGGCATGGGTTGCGGTGACCGATAAGGTGGCCACCGATGCCGCGGCAGCTGCGCAGTCGGCCCTGACCCAACTGGCGGGTAAGGCAGATGCCACAGCGGTGCAGAGCCTGACCACCCGGGTAACGGATGCCGAGGGCAAACTGACCAGCCAGGGCCAGTCCATCACTGGCCTACAGGGCAGCCTGACCACGACCAATCAGAACGTCACCGCAGCACAGCAGGCGGCCCAGGCTGCTGCTGACGCCGCCGGCGCCAAGGGCAAAGTGCTGTACCAGTCGACCGCGCCGGCAGTCGCTGACCGGTTGAACCAGAACCTTTGGATCGACACGACCAGCAATGCCAACACGCCAAAGCGCTGGAACGGTAGCGCCTGGGTGGCTGTGACGGACAAGGTGGCAACGGACGCCGCTGCAGCTGCTCAGTCTGCTCTGAACCAGGTTGCAATGAAGGCGGACGCATCGACGGTCCAGGCGCTGACCAATGAGGTTACCCGGCATGGCCAGGACATCACGGCGGCCGGACAGGCCATCACCAGCATCAACACGTCGTTGAGCCAGCTGGGCGGGGAGAACTTGCTGCCCAACCCATCTTTCGAGGTTGAGGGCAATACTCCCGGTCTGGCTGATGGTTGGCGTGTGGGCTCTGCCCTTCCAACAGCGAATCGGCTGCTATCAATTGTGCCGTCGACACTCGATCCGCGGGGGCGGGCGCAGCGAGTTGACGCCAAGGGCTTGTCTGGCTCGACTTACGTGGATATCGCGTTGCCTAACCCCGGTTGGGTATCGATGGCGCCTGGTCAAGTACTGACCGTATCGGCGTATGTTCGAGGCACACAAGACCTGGTGAGCGAGTTGTACCTGCAGTACAAGAACAGTAGCGGCGCCACTATCGGGACCCACGGCCCGCTGCGTACGACTCTGAGCGATACCTGGGTACGAACAGTCTTCACCGGTGCGCCTGCACCTGCCGGGACGCTCGGCGCAGATCTGCTTTTGCGAGTTAGGGGGCCGCTGAGCGGTGTTGTAAGTGATGGCTACTACGAGGTTGACCGGGCCCAGGCTGAGTTGTCTCCGGTAGTTTCCGGCTGGCGAGACAATGCCAAAAACGCGGAGAACGCAGCACTGGCCAACGCGTCGGCGATCACCAGTGTGTCAGGTAGGGTATCTAGAACAGAGGAAGGGTTTACGTCTGTCAGTGGTCAACTGACTCAACTGGATAACTCGATCGGCGACATCGGCGGCGAGAACCTGTTCTACAACCCGACGTTCGCCAAGGCAGGAACTGGTGGTGACATCGCGGATGGCTGGGCCACGGAGGGGCCGGCGTCCAGCGTCGAATCGCTGGTTACCTCATGGCTGAACGCAGGTGAGAAGGCGGTACGTGTTGAGGTTTCCAGCGTTGGTACGGGCACGCCCTATAAATCGCTGCGCCCAACTGGCGGCACGAAAGACCGGCGGCCAATGGTCGCCGAAGGTCAAACCGTTGCAGCGTCGATCTTCCTTCGGGGCACCGCTGGCCTGGGGTTCAGGTTCTTTATCCAATGGATTAACGCTGCAGGCACCGTGATCAGCGATCCTAACTCGGTGATGTTTACCATCACCGCAGCAGGCAAGCGTGAGCAGTTCAGCGCCGTCGCGCCCGCAGGCGCGGTGACTTGCTACGTCTACCTGCGTATCTACAGCGCCACCGGCGCGGTAACTGCGGGATACGTGGAAATGGCGCGGCCCCAGTTTGAGTATGGGGCGCGTGCCACCGGGTGGCGAGACAACGGTCAAGTCAATGCGGTGAACAACAGCGCGACGTCGGCTGCTGTGCAGAGCCTGACCTCGACCGTAGACCTGCAAGGCTCAACTCTATCCAGCGTGGCCGGGAGGACCACCAGCCTGGAGAACAGCCTGACCACGACCAACCAGAACGTGACAGCTGCGCAGCAGGCCGCCCAGGCCGCAGCCACCGCAGCGGGCGCGAAGGGGGAAGTCATCTACGGCTCAACGGCTCCGACCGCTGATAAGCGCCTGGCGCAAAACCTGTGGATCGACACCACTGGCAACGCCAACACGCCCAAGCGCTGGAGTGGCAACGCCTGGGTCGCTGTGACCGACAAGGTGGCCACTGATGCGGCGGCTGCGGCGGCCAGTGCACTCAGCCAGGTGGCGACGAAGGCTGAGGCCTCGGCGGTCAACTCGCTGAACAACCGGGTAAGCACTGCAGAGGGCACGATCACCAGCCAGAGCACCGACATCACTCAGCTCAAGAACAGCATAGGCGCGGCTCAGCCGTTCGTTGCGGGGATGACCTGGGAGTTTACGAACTCCACCAGAGGCTGGGTGGCAACCGCAACGGGCGGCACCATCACTGCTGGGCCGCTCTTCGCCACGGTGACCAAAAACCCCAACCTGCAGTGCAACTTCACACCCACCGTTTCTGGCGCGCAGAACCCTTACCTGCGCATCAGATTACGTCGTCGCAACACAACGCGGTCCGGTGCGCAGATGTACTGGGCGAACGAAGATGGAGGGCTATCAGAAGTCCGGCGCATGGCCTGGGCCATCAGTACTACGACTACGGATTGGCAGGACATTGAAATCGATCTCTCCGGGCATGCCGGATGGAGCGGCAAGAACATGTATGCCATCCGCTTGGATATGATGAACTCGGCCGACACGACCGGTGAAATCGACATCGCCTACATCGCAGTGGGAAGGCGATCGGCGGCAGCCTCAGCGCAAGCGCTATCCAGCCTCGACAGTGTTGTAACGCAGCAGGGCGCAACGCTCACTGCGGAGTCGAAGCGCATCGACGGGCTGTACACCTCAGTTGGGGATGCCAATGCGGCCATCCAAAGTGAGGCCACTGCCAGGTCCAGCGGTGATGCTGCGCTGGGGCAGCGTGTGGATACGGTCCAGAGTAATCTTGGCACCACCAATGCCACTGTGCAGCAGATAAGCACGGCGCAGGCTGCACTCAACGGGAAAGTGAACGCCACCTGGTCTGTGAAACTAGGCCTCACGTCCGGCGGTACCTACTACGCAGCCGGGTTTGGTCTGGGGCTTGAGAACCAGGGTGGCACGTTCCAGTCGAGCTTTGTTGTACTGGCCAACCGGTTCGCGGTTATGAACCCGGTGGGTGAGGGCCTGATCGTGCCGTTCGCTGTTCAGAACGGTCAGGTATTCATCGATGATGCGCTGATTTCGAAATTGGCTGTTCAGAAAGCCATTGTAGGAAACTCAATCAACTCTTCTGAGCTCGCCAATGACGGCACACCAATTATGCGAATGGACTTCGCCTCAGGGACGATCATCATGCTTAATAAAACGGCCACGGCGTACACTGTATATAATCGCCGAGGCATTGACATGGTGATCAACGGTATTCGGCGAATAAGAATGGGCGAATGGGACTGATCTATGCCGAATGGTCTGGAAATATACGGTGCTGACGGTAGGCTACTCGTCAATATGACGATGTCTATCAGTCAGCATCAAGGAGAAGTTGTAACCAATGCCGCCAATGGAGCTGTTGCTATGCCTGCTCTCCCTGCAGGTAAACAGCGCTTTTACATTGTGGTCACGTTGGTCGACACGCAGCAGTGGAAGGGAAAGAAACCAGGTGTAACAGTTTCTGGAAATACGCTGTCATGGCAATACCAGCACTCAACTTGGTTTGGCCAGTTTTCTGCCAATTGCCGTATCTATTATGGATACTATTAGGATGACATATGCCCGTTGGATTCCAAGCCTTCAAGGAGGACGGCACCCTCCTATTTGACATCGATCGTATCTGTTACGGCCTGCTAAAGAGTGGTTACCTAAATTTGGTGGACAGATGGGGCCGTTACTATATCCGCTCCGCAAACCTTCCCCCCAATGAGGAAAGCAGCTGGTCCTATCTGAATTTGCTTGACCCGATATGCGGGATCACGGTAACCGGCGCGGTTTCCCCTATCGTTTTCTTGGTGGGTGACGGGAAGCCTTGCGGTGAAAGCATAAGTGGGGATGTACGAACCCTGTACTTTCAAGGCTGCACGCCTGGCACCAAGGCATTCGTATTCGATCTGATGCGCGATGTGGGTGAGAGGAGCGGCATGGAATGTTACGACGCATCCGGGAGAGTAAGCTTCACAACAGGCATGCCGCCACTGAACATAGTGGCAACTGTGAATCCGCCGCCCATCAGTCCAACTCAAGTCCCGGGCGCTGACTCTCGAGCAACCCCGTACGTGGGTGGTGCAAATGAAACATCTGGTAGAGAGTGGTCAGGCTCTGATTACAGGCAGCCAAAAGGGGCGGTCTTTGTCGGGGGTGTTAGCGGCGAATTAGCTGCTTGCCTTACATTCTCTAGGAGCTGCGCCTTGAATCAAGGATCAGATTTTGGCGATGGAGTGTACCGGGTTGGTGCAAGCGAGGGGTGCGGCGGCTCTCAAAATGGCGTTCGCTTCTTTTTTAGTCCGGCGGTAGCAACGACCGCCACAATATTCAGCAACTCAAATACATCATGGTTCGATATCCCAACTGATCGGCAACCTCAGGCGCTCGTAATTCGAGCTTCTGATTACCCATTCCCATTTAGATAAACTTTCGTGAAAGAGGAAATCCCTATGCCATATGTAACCGTAAACGTCAGCAATAACTTCGACTCCGCCAACAACAACCGCTATGCCACCCCAGAAGAGGCTGACGCCCGTGCCCGGGAGATCCTGGCTCAGTTTCCGGCGGCCCAAGTCTTCACCGCCAAGGTGCTGAAAGACTACACCGCCAAGGTGACGGTCACCGCCAAGGACCCGGCCGAGCCGGAACCCGCCCCCGAGACGCCGGAATCCTGACTTCCACAACAGATCACCAAGGCCCGCCTCGAGCGGGCTTCTTTTTGCCTGGAGAAAACGCATGCCGATCACCGAGCAGCAACTGCTGCAGATCTTGCCCAAGGCCCGCCCAGTCGCGGGTATTTTCCTGCCTGCCCTGAACCGGGCCATGTCCCGCTGGCGCCTCGACAGCCGGATCAGGCAGGCCGCGTTCCTGGCACAGATCGGTCACGAGTCCGGCCAGATGCGCAACCTGGTGGAGAACCTGAACTACAGCGCCGAGGCCCTGATAAAGACTTGGCCGACCCGTTTCACTGCTGAGAACGCCGGCGCGTACGCCAGGAACCCCGAGAAGATCGCCAACAAGGTATACGGCGGGCGCATGGGCAACGGCCCGGAGGCCTCCGGCGATGGTTGGCGGTACCGCGGTCGCGGCCTACTGCAGGTCACCGGGCGCAGCAACTACCGCGCCGCTGGCGCCGGCCTGGGGCTGCCGCTGGAAGATGATCCTGGGTTGCTCGAGCAGGCCGAGCACGCCGCCCAGTCCGCCGCCTGGTGGTGGGCGAAGCACGGGCTGAACGAAATGGCCGACGCCGGCCGAATCCAAGATATCGGCAGCGTCATCAACACCGGCCAGCCGGGCAGGGTTCCGCATGGCGCGGCCGAGCGAAAGGCGCTGTATGACCTGGCGCTGCGGGTGCTGGCATGAAGTCCTTGGCCATCAGGTGCGCGCTGCTGCTGGCGCTCCTGGGCACCTATTGGTTGACGTACCAGCACGGCCGGTCGGTAGAGCGGGCAGAGGCTGCTGCCGCCTCGGCGCAACGGGACAGCGGCGACCGCCTGGCTGAGGTAATCGGCGAGCGCGCGGCCCGCCAGGAAGAACAACGACGCGCCCAGGCGCAAGAGGAGGCGAGAGCCCATGCCCAGGAAGAACGGAAGATTGCTGATGCTGGCGCTGCTGGCGCCGATGCTGTTGGCCAGCGGCTGCGCGACGAAGGCGCCAAGCTCGCCGCCACCGTCAGTTGCCCCGGCACGGATACCGCAGCTGTCGCCCGAGGCCAGGCAGCCACCCGCGCCGCCATGGTGCTCTCCGACCTGCTCACACGGACTGATGCTCGAGCGGGAGACCTGGCGAAAGCTTATGACCAAGCCCGAATAGCGGGACTGGCTTGCGAGGCGTCCTATAATGCTCTGATCAACTGATTGGAGCATAGCAGTGGAGAAGCGCACCTTTATTGGGATGGTAGAGGCAGGAGAGCCGTTGATACAGCAGGCGGTTGACGCCATGCGTGAGTACCACCAAGCCCAAGACATTGGCGCGCCGCCGGCAGAAGTGGAGCGCCTGCGCCTGCAAGCTGAGTCGTTGTTCCAGGCCGTCTCCGACTATCAGTTCAGGGTGATAGCCAAGGCCCGTGGAAAAGTTTTACCACCTCTTCACTGAAGCGGCTTAACCAGCTCGGCGCCCTGATTGCGCACGTTACCTACGGCAGTGCTCACCCGGTACCACTCGAAGGCCTCAGCCGGCTCACCCAGGTTGAGCGCCATTTGCTCGGCCTGTTCCTTCGGGGTCCCGGCTGCCATCCACTCTCGAGCCAAGGGCGGCGCGAAAACCACCGGTCTACGGTCGTGCACATCGACCATGCCACCCTGGGCATCGGCGGTGATGATCACGAAGCCGTCATGCTCATTGCCTGCGAACTGGCCGATACTGGCGCACAGGGCAGGGTGCCCGTCTCGGCGCCGGATGTAGTAGGGCTGTTTCTTCGGCCCGCCCTCGTCGACCCACTCATACCAACCGTCGATGGGCGTTATGGCGCGGTGCGGCCAGATAGCCCGGAAGAACGGCCCGTGCGCTACCTTTTCGACCCTGGCGTTGATAGGTGCAGCGCGGTCGGTCGCCCAGTGCGGGCGCCATCCCCACCTCACCAGGTCCGCACGCGGGCCTGCCTCCCCCATTCTCAGCACGGCAACAGACGTAGTCGGGGCGACGTTGAATCGTCCCAATGCCTGGTCACCGACGTTGTTTGTCCAAGCCTCTGGCAAGCTGAGGGTCTCGACGAAATCGTGTATCCCCCGGTATTGGCTCAGCCTTCCACACATGCATCGTCCCTCCCGCCTGAGCACTTAAGCATAGTCCGCCGAGCGGTACTGGCGGGTGTGCGTTGCCTGGTGGTGAAATACTGTATCGATATACAGTATTGGTGCTCTATGTATTTCCTCCTTGTCCGCCGTCGCGAGCGCGGCGTAGCAATACCAAGCGAAAAACTCGGGAAAATCACGGCCCTGAGCGCAGACGTGCACATCGAATACAGCCATAGCGACGTGTTAGGGCGCCCCTCTATACAGGCCTGGGTCTTCAATCCGACCCCAAGCGGGGACATCATTCCGCGCCTGCACGATGCCTGCGTGAACGGCATGGCCCAGCTCGGGATGAACATCACCGGGCTGGAAGAGATCGATGGCGTGCTGTATGCGCAGTCGTGGTGGTGTAGGACGGTCTGATGGATGGGTTGCCAAGGGCCTGGCTGGACGAGCTCAACGACCAATTCGCCCTGGTCATGGATCCTGACGGGCGCGCTGTCGTGCTCAGCGAGATGGCCTACGCGGCGCATCGCCGGGGAGAGGTGGCTGAAGATGCCCTAGTCGACATGCTGGAGCTGGTCGAGGCGGCCAGGCTGTGGGCGCTGGAAGCGCCGGCCTTTGAGTAGCTATATAAAGGAAGGGAAACGGTCGGCAGAACGCCGGAGAAGGGCAGCAGCAAGCGTGGGACAAAACTGGGACATTGAATGCCCCAAATGATGATGAATCAATATGCAGCAAAATTAGGCTAAACCCAATGGATACAGGGGTTTGAGCGATTACACCTAGCAAAATAGCAGGTTCTTACCGGATTGCAAATCCGTCTACGCCGGTTCGATTCCGACCTCGGCCTCCACCATTCGAAAGCCCCGCAGATTAACGTCTGCGGGGTTTTTCTTTGCGCGTCAAAAAGCCAAGAGTTCCGAAACTTTTGGCATGGAGTTCCGAAACCTCGCTTCAGATCCTGCTTTAGATTTCCCTCTCCAAAAGGGAAGGCTGGGCTCGCCAGCCTCCGTTGGGGGGG